CATCGACAACATATACCGCGCCATTTGATACTTCATTAACTAAAGCACAACAAGTAGGAAGAGCCCCAGGCAACAGATATAAATCGATATTTGAATCAGGCTCAGCATATCCATATATTACAAGTGTAGGATTATATAATGATAAATATCAATTATTAGCTGTAGCTAAATTAGCACAGCCTATTCAAAAACGTAATGATATTGATATGAATTTCCTAATTCGTTGGGACTATTAGTATATTTATATTAAATAGGAATAAGTTATGTCATGGAGATCAAAATCCAAATTGCGTGCAAATGCAATAAAACATGGTTACAGAAGTGGATTTGAACATAAAGTTTCAGACCAATTAAAAGAAAATAAAATTAAATTCGGATATGAAACAACGGTTATTGATTATATCAGACCACAAACCAATCACACATACACAATCGATTTTACATTACCAAATGGAATATTAGTTGAAACAAAAGGTAGATGGGTTATAGAAGATAGAAAAAAACATTTACTTATTAAAAAACAACATCCAGAATTAGATATAAGAATAGTATTTATGTCAGGTAATACAAAAATCAGAAAAGGTTCTAAAACTACATATGGAATGTTCTGTGATAAACATGATATTAAATGGGCAGAAAAAGAAATACCAATTTCTTGGTTTTCTGAATAAAATTAGGTTATTTGATAAATTTTCTATATATTAGAATATGAGTAAACTTTCTTTAATTACGTTATTAGAATCTATTTTAGGTAAAGGTAAAATTAATTCAAATAATAATATTGCATTTTATTGTCCATTTTGCCATCATAAAAAGAAAAAACTAGAAATTAATATCATTACTCAATATTGGCATTGTTGGGTATGTAATGTAGCCGGACGTAAATTACCAATCTTATTTCGTAAATTAAATGTACAAAGAGAAAAAATATCTAAATTAATACAATTAATTGATGATGTAGAATATAAACCAAAAACAACAACAACAGATACTCCAGTATTACAATTACCTGAAGAATATAGACCATTATGGAAATTAGATAAAACATCACCAGAATATAGAAATGCTATTTATTATCTTAAAAAACGAGGTATTACAATATATGATATATTAAAGTATAGAATAGGATATTGTAGAAAAGGACCATATTACGGAAAAATAATTATTCCGAGCTATGATGCAAACGGAAGTTTAAATTATTTTGTAGGCAGAGCATATTATAATGAAGATAAGTTTAAACATAAAAATCCGCCGACGTCAAAAGATATTGTAGGTTTTGAATTACATATTAATTGGGATTTACCTATTGTATTAGTTGAAGGTGTATTTGATGCAATCGCAATCAGAAGGAATGCAATACCATTATTTGGAAAAACAATTTCAAATACATTAAAGAAACGGATTGTACAAAAAGGAGTTAGAGAAATTTATATATGCCTCGATCGAGATGCAAAAAAACAAGCATTAGAAACAGCAGATTATTTTATGAATAATGGATTAGATGTTTATTTTGTAGATTTAATAAGCAAAGATCCAAGTGAATTAGGATTTGAAAAAACAAAAGAAGTTTTAGATATGACAGAATGTATGAGTCAAGAAGAATTAATGGAACAGAAAATATTATGCACACTATAGATATAGGAATAGAGAACCTAGATAAAATTTATCACATTGCAGATGTACATGTAAGGAATGTTAGACGACATAAAGAATATAAGTTAGTATTTAATCGATTGTGTTCATATATTAAAAAAACAAAGACACAAAATTCTTTAATATATGTAGCTGGAGACATTGTACATGCAAAGACAGATATGTCACCAGAACTGATAAATATGGTGTCAGAATTTTTTAAAAATCTAGCCGATATCGCCCCTACAATAATTATTACAGGAAACCATGACTGTAATTTAAATAATAGTTATAGACTAGACGCCCTAAGTCCTATCGTTAAAGCCTTAAATCATCATAACATATACTATCTTAAAGACAATGGTGTATACTTGGTATCCGGTGTACACTTTAACGTAATGTCTGTTTTTAATAAGCCAATAGATTATATAAAAGCAGATGATTTTACTGGAGATTATAAGATTGCGCTTCATCATGGCGCAGTACATAATGCGTCAACAGATGCAGGTTTCACATTAAGTAATACCCATGTCACAACAGATTTATTCAAAGGACATGATTTGACATTATTAGGAGATATTCATAAATTACAATATCTAGATGATGAAAAAACAATTGCATATCCAGGATCTTTAATTCAACAAAATCATGGAGAAAAACTAGGCCATGGAATTTTAGTCTGGGATTTAAAAACTAAAAAATCTGAATTTGTTGAAATTGTAAATGATTATGGATATTATACATTTGAAATTGATAACGGAAAAATAACAAACCCTAGTGATAAAGTTCCGTTAAAACCAAGATTAAGATTAAAAGTAAAAGATACTGATTCTGCTACATTAAAACGAATTATCGCAAAAATAAAATCTAAATACAAAGTACAAGATATTTCACTTCAGAAAATTAACGCGTTAAATACTACTGACGCAAAAAATAAAATTAATTTTGGAAACATAAGAGATGTAGAATGGCAGAATAAAGTTATTTCAGAATATTTGTCAGATGAATATGCACTTGATGATGAATTACTAGATACAATAAGACATATAAACAGAACCATTCATTCTAAATTACCAACAAGTACATTAACAAGAAATATAACATGGACTCCTAAAAAGTTTGAATTTTCAAATATGTTTAGTTACGGAGAAGACAATGTAATAGACTTTACAAACATGAATGGCGTGTACGGATTATTTGCTCCTAATGCGTCTGGTAAATCTACATTATTAGACGCATTAGCATTTACTTGTTTTGATAGATGTTCTAGAACAAAAAAAGCAGCCCATGTATTAAACAATAAAAAGTCTAGATTTAATTGTAAATTTCAATTTGAGTTAGGAAAATATAATTATTTTATTGAAAGAATAGGAAAGAAAAATAATAGAGGCCATGTTAAAGTAAATGTAAATTTTTGGAGAGTTAATAAAGATGGAAATGAAGAAAGTTTAAACGGAGACCAAAGGGATTCTACAAATAAAAGTATAAGACAATATTTAGGTTCATATGAAGATTTTGTTCTGACAGCATTATCATTACAAAATAACAATACAGGATTTATAGATAAATCACAAAGAGAAAGAAAAGAATTATTATCACAATTTTTAGATATTGATATATTTGAACAACAATATCAAATAGGACATGAAGAAATTAGAGAAACAGCAGCTCTTATTAGAGAATATAAAAGAAAAGATTTTTCAACTAATTTAGTATCCGCAGATGAAATAATAACTCAATATACTGGGTCATATGAACAAATGAAAGTTGATAAAAATGAACATGAAGAAATGAAAACTAATCTTAATGATATTATTTTTACTATGACAAAAGAGTTAAAAAAGGTCGATGATACATTAAACGAACCAGAAATATATGTATTACAATTAAAAGAATGTGATGATGAAATTAAAATATCTATAGAAGAAAGGGAAACTCAAAAAGAATTAATTAAAGAACAAAAAAAATTAATTCGAGAAACCCAACAAAAAATTAATAAAATTGATGAAAATAAATTAAATCAACAAATTACCGATTTAAGTGATTATCAATTAAACTTTAATAAAAGAAATCATGACTTAAAAGTAAAGCAGCTTAAGATACAACATGCACAAAAAATGGTTTCAAAATTAGATAAACATGAATGGGATGAAAATTGTGAATTTTGTATGGCCAATCCATGGTTACATGAAACTAAACAAGTTGCGGATTTGTTGCCTAAATTAATTGATGAGGAGCAAGCAATATCATTTGATATAGATGATATTGGAAATAAAATTGCTGACATATTAGATACTAAACCAAAAGAAAAATTAGCAGCATTATCTAATATGAAGCATGCATTAGGAATAAGCAATGGAACATTAATTACACAAGAACATTATCTAGAAACAATAAAATGGAATCTAAAAAATTTACGTACAAACAGAACAGAAGTAAATTCATTTCATAAAAAGTCATTAAAACAGAAAGATAATATTAAACTTAATAAAAATAAAAATTCTGAAATATTTGAAATTAGAGAAGAAATAACAACCGTTAATACAGAATTAGGACAATTACATTCAAACCTATTAACATTATCAGGCAAATTAAAAATGGCTGAAAAGTCTAGACAAGATGCTCATGATGGCATCAATAGATTAAAAGATTTAGAACAGCAATATAAAGGGTATGAATATTACCAAAAAGCAGTTTATAGAGACGGAGTTCCGTACCATTTAATATCAAAAGCACTTCCACAGATAGAATCTGAAATAAATAATATATTAAATCAAATTGTTGAGTTTACAATGATATTACAAACAGACGGCAAGAATATAAACGCATATATTGTTTATGATGATGATAATTACTGGCCATTAGAATTAACGTCAGGCATGGAGAAATTTATTTCATCACTAGCAATAAGAACTTCACTTATTAATGTATCAAATCTTCCAAGACCAAACTTTTTAGCAATAGATGAAGGATTTGGCGTATTAGATTCAGATAATTTAAATAGCATGCATATGTTATTTGATTATTTAAAATCACAATTCGGATTTGTATTATGTATATCACATATAGATGCAATGCGAGATATTGTTGATAAGCTTATCGAAATCAAAAAGGTTAATGGATACTCTGAAATTGACTTTGCCTGATATTTATAAGAAATAGAAGGTTAATTATGGCTCACAACGAGGGTCGACTAAGAGGCAAAGTCGACAAATTACAGTTAAATACTTGGAAGTCAATCACATTACTCGACAGGTCTGCTAGATCTAACGATTATTTTAATGTTGTTGAAATACCAAACAGACTCACAGGCGGAAAGAATGTTATTAAGTTCAATGCAGCAGGCGCAAAGTTAGCGGACAAATCTAGAGTCTATTTTGAAATATTAGATTGGAACGGCGATCCAATATACTGGGAACCACTTAATTACACAGAACAAGACGGAACACGTGTTATTGCAGTACACATATATCCGGAAACAGCTCCAGGAACATGTACAATGTACTTTGCGGGCCGAGCAAAAATACACCCATCTACAGGTGCTGGAATCAAATATAGTACCAGCCCCAACAGAAGCGATTTTAGAGACAGGCCTAATATATTATGGGAACATAAGATTAATGTAGCACCAAAAAAAGCGAATAGTTCAGAAATTATATATATTGGAAAGGGACCAAGAATGACGCTTAGAGAAAATATAGTGCATTACATGTCTCCTATTAATTTACCTGATGTGGGATTAATGAAATCTGCATCAATGTATCCAAATTCAGCATTAGCGATAGAAGGAATTCCATTAACAACAAATAATAATGTAAATCTTTTTGCTAGCAATACCACCAGAAATAGCGGAACAGGAGGGAATGAAGGCCAATTAGAACCAAATACTCCGGAGGAGAACTTAGGGTCTGCTCCGGCCGGCCTTTCAATTCTATCTCCTCCAATCTTAATACCTGGTACAGGTGAAGGTGCTTCTGAGGAACAGATGGATGAAGGGGAAACTAATTACGTAAATCCAGCTAATGCAGGAACTAATGCAGGACCTATAGAAATATCATCTCCAGGTTATCAAATAATACAAGGACATTCTAGACTTAAAACAACTAACTTTCCATTATCACAAAGTATGGAAGGAGGATATATTAGTATTCCTAATCCAAAAGTGGAAGTACAAGTGGGTACACATCTTGGAACAGATGGAAAAGTTTTCGGA